TGTAACGAATACCGGGTTTACGCCTGCAACTGCTTCAACCGCTTTGCCTTCGGCAATACCGGCGGCGGTGCTGCTTACCCCGCCCAGGATGCCTCTCAATCCACCCACGCCTCTCCACGTCTTGCGGGCATAATAGAGAGCCGCCATCGTAGCCCCGGCAGTTACAGCGCTGCCTGCCGCCACACCTCCCAGGCCAAGATAGCTGACCGTCTTGCCGATATTCCCGTTTTTCTGCTCGGCCTCACCCGCCTTAGTGGTGATCTCGTTCAACCCTTCCAGCACCCTGGTCATCGGCGGTAACGCGGAGGTAAAGAGATCGGCGATCACCGACCGGTAGGTGCTCTTCAAGGTCATGAGCTGCGGATTAAAATCCTTCATACGCTCAGTGAGCTTTTCCTGCAGGGAGATCTGCTCATCCCATTGCTGCTTGTTTGCCGCGAAATCCTGATCCATCAGGGTTTCCACAACGGATACGGCCCTGATATCGAACAACTTCGAAATAACGGCGGCCTGCTTGCCCGTACCCATGCCATGCAGCCGCTTCTGCAGTTTCGCCAGGATCTGGTCAACCTCGAGCAGGTTGCCTTTCGCGTCACGGAACTCTTTCATCTTTGCAGCCCGCAGCAGGAACATGCGCAGGCCGGTGCCTATCATCTCGCCGGGCAGGCCCATGTTTGCCAAGGGCCCTACCAGCTGCAGCATCTTCTTGTACGATATTCCAAAGTTCGCCATCGGAGCCGCGGCATACCTGGCAGCCTCGGCGATGTCCTGGATGGTGGCGGCCGACTTGGATGCACGAGAAAGGCTATCACCCAGCTCCATGAACTGATTGCCCTGCAGTTTGAACGGCTTGCCGATGGCCAGGAGCATCCTGCCCGCCTCGACAGGGTCCAGCTCTTTATATACAGCCAGGCCCGCTGCTGCCGCTGCCGCCCCCTTCCTGCCCACCACCTGCGAAACGGTAGCCCCTGCCTTCAGGAGCTGCTTCTCGAGCGCAACGATCTGGCCTTCATCAAAAGGGGTCCAGGCCTGTATCTGAAATGCCGTTCGTTTTATGGCGTCCATATCCGCGGCCAGGACGCTTGCGGGTTTGTGTGCACTCATAATCTCGGCCCGTACTCCGGTCAGCTCATCTTCCAATGCTCCGGCCAGGGTTATGGCCGACTTCAGGCCACGCTCCATGCTGCGCGTTGCAATAAACGCTCCGGTTGCAATCGAACCGGCTGCAGCCATGCGGTTAAAGGACTTGCGCACATCCTCACCGGATTTGGACAGTTCGCTCAACCGGTTCCTGATGCGATCGACCCCTTTGCTGAGGAGGTCTAAAAGGGTGAACCGGGTCTGGACCGTGAAATCCTGGTTGTTCACTTTTTGTCCTTTTTCCGCCTTACCTTGTAGGTATTGCTTTTAGGGCCTTTAACGATCTCCATGTAGGCATCAATAAACGCTTCGATGGTCGGTTCTGACATATCCATGAATTCCTCATGGTTAAAGCCCATCTTACGAAGTAGCAGCTCCTGGGTCCGGTATTTTATCGCCTTCTCCTCGAAACGATTTGAGGCGCAACTCCAGTGCCTTCTTGGCCCTTTCCATCTCCTCAAAATCCACTTCGGTCATATCCATGAGCAGCTCGGGTGTGATGGATTCCTTCGGGATGTCACCCAGCTTCTCGATCTGCCTGGCGAATGTGGCAATGTAGAGATAGGTATTATTCGTCTTGGCCTTCTCATCCTCCATTGCCTCGATGGAATCGCGCACCTTCTCGGGACGCAACACAAAAGCCCGGTGAGTAACTCCTTCAAACTCGACGCCGACGGGGAGTGTGCCTTCGCCCTTCATCATTCCTTCACCATGCCCGTGGCGCCCAGGTCGATGGTCTGAGCGGTTTCATTTTCTCCGTCGTCCTTTTCCTCGCCCTCCTGGAGGATATAGACACCGGTATACGTGGTGCGCTTGCCGTTATCGTACTCTACGGTCAGCCTGCCATCCTTCACGGTGGACCAGTCTATCTCTGGGTCCGTTAAGGGGACCACATAATCGACGGTCACGGCATAGCGTGGCACCATAGACATGAAGCCCGTCTTGTGCATGAGCTTTACTTCCTTGAAGTGCTCGACGGCCTTTTTCGTGAACGCCTTGAAGTCGGTGATGGTCTTGCCGTTCACATCCAGTTTCACTCGGGATACATATTCCATTTTCTTTCCTCCCTCTTAAAGACGGCGATAATTACAGGATCAGGTCTATCCTGCCGGCGAACACGTGCAGTCCGTTGACCACGTCGGTCGGTATCTTAGCATCGATCCGGTTCGGGTCCTGGCCATTGCGCTCCACCACCAGGCCGTCCTTGTTGACGTCCACGTTCTCCACTATCTGCAGCTCCTGGAGGCGGTAGAGCACATCAAACAGCTCGCTGCGCACGCTCTTGATGGTGGCGTCGTTGAGCTTCTCGCGTGGGAACCTCAGCGCGATGCGCTCCCGGCATGCCTTACGCACATAATCGAGCGTCCGGATGGTGGTGACATCGAGCATGCTGATGTCGGCGATGTTGTCGGCATCCACCGTGTAGGTGGTGATGGCGCGCACAATCTGCGGCACACCGTCAGGCCCGACCTCGATAGGGGTAACGCCGTTATACAGGCAGGTTTCCTGCTCTGTCCGGCTCAAACGGCTAACGATGGCGGGCGCGTGGATCCCCGTGAGCTCCAGGGTGTTGAGCGGCCTGGCCGGGTCCTCTTCAAAGGCCATCGTTGCCGCGAAGGCCGCCGCTACCTCTCCGGGGATGGACCTGGTGCCACGAAGGTATGCGCAGCATATCCGGCCCGAATTGATCTCGCCCGCAAGGGTAGTCGCTCCTGATAAGGTGAGATTGAAGCCATACACGCCGATGCCGGGCTTCTGCTCGATCGCGTTGCTTATGGTGTCCAGCTGGGTCTTCAGTATGCCGAGCGAGGTCTGGTTGCCCCAGGGCGTTGCATAGATGTGATACTGGGTTGAAAACACCGCATCCAGTGCGTCCTGGATATCCGGATCACCGGACCCTGTGGAAAGCTGCGCAACCGTGGTCGACACACAGAAGTTCGTCACATCGACGGCCAGGCTGATCCCGTTGCCCACGGTGCCCTTATTCTGCGCGGTAACCGTCACCACGGCCCCGGACACTGTCGAGGTAACAGGCAGGCCATATGCGGCATTGATGGCCGCATTGATAGCTGTAGCGATGGCATTCGCCGTAGCCGCGGTGGTAATCAGCACTTCGAGATACTGGTACCCGACCCAGAGCGTCAGCGTGCCTGATGCCGTTGCCGCTCCATCCACCGTAATGCTGCCTGCCGCCGCAACGCCTCCGACTGAATCAGCCAGGCCGATGCCCGTGAGCGCAACATACGGATTTGCCTTGATGGCGGCCTTGGCCATAAGGTGCAGGATGGACCCTGCACCAAAATATGCAGCCGCATCCGTATCGGAGTAGACATCATACGGTATTTTCTCGGCTACCTGTGCGGTCGCAAGCAGCGGGCCTATGATGAGCAGCCTCTGCCTGTTCTGCGGCAATGTGCGCACCGCCAGCTTGGTATTGAACTCAAAATATTTTCCGGGCTTCCGGATAGAAGACGGGATCTGGTCAAATTGTATCATGCGTTATTTCCTCCCTTTTTCCTTCGGCGCACCTGCCGAGGGTTCCTGTATGGTATCCGGGGCAATGAGCAGCGAGCCTTCGCTGATCAGCCTGCGGTAATAGATCGTGTCCGGAACATCTACCGGTTTGTCGGTTATGCGCATCTTTGCATTGTGTTCCGTAGGGCATGTCATGCCCGGCTGTGCCATCACTTTCATGTATTTCCTCCTGTGCCTTGCAAGGTCACGTCGTCTGCACCATCAACGATATGGTCATCAACCGGGTCCTGCAGGTAATAATTCAAACCTACTTTGAGCAACTCTGCGGCCGCTTCCGCATCGGGGACATTCAGCTCATAGACGGTCGAAAGCTCGAGCAGGTAATAGAGCAGGCCTTTTGCGGCCTCTTCTTCCGTGGTAACATCCCGGAACCTCACCAGCTTCAACGGCAATATATCGAGGCCAAGCTTGTTGTTTTGCAGGATGAAGATTGCGCCCTCGAATATGGCGTTCATGCCTGCCCGGCGCTTGTCCTCGGGCTCAAAATTCTCGAATATGAACAATACGGATAGGGAAAGTTCGCATTTAACGCGTGTTAATGTCACCTTGGTAAAACTGCCCGACTGGCATGAGGCATATATGGCAGGCAGAGCGGGGTTGCGGCCCTTTGATCTGACACGCAGGTCCTTTGCCCCCAGGCCTGCGGCATCGAGGACGGCGACAACGCCATTTTCTACATCAGTGAGCATTGCCGGTTCCTTTCAGTCCGATAAATTCCTTGCAGATCCTGATGGCTTCTATGCTGTCCTCTGCATTGATGCCCAGATACGGCCTGGCCGGGATCGTCACCTTGTGCCCGCGGCCCGCCTTGCCCCCGAACTGATGGATGGCCGCATAGACCTTGTTCGTCCCGATGGTCACTGAGTGGTCGTCCGCGCGGTAGGTTATGCTCATCCTGAGGTGGCTGCTCTTAGTGAGGATCTTCCGCATCAGGATGTAATTGGTCATGCCCTTTGTGGTGGCGCCCTTCTTGGTGAACTTTTTGCCGTGGAACGATGCCGCATAGGTGAGGGCGGCAAGAGGTGCCCATTTGACGCCTTCCGGATCTGTTTCCTTATCGAACCGTTCCTGGGTGCGCAGAATCATGTATTCCCCGATGTTCTTCATGGCGGGCCTCATATCATGTGCCCCGTTCGCGATTCTCGCCAGGAAGGCCTTGACGCCCAGGTCATCGATTCTCATGTCCATTGCAACGCCTGACATGTCAGTATCCCTTCAGTGTATCCTGGTTGAAAACAGGATCGTTGGCTGAAATCTTCACCGATCCGGATCTGTCGGAAGGAGACTCTTTTCCGATTTTCACCAGGCCCCTGGTAATGTTTTCCAGGATCTTAATGTCCTTAGTATACTGATCCGAAACCTCCTTGGGCTCATTGTGACGGCGTCCAAACAGATTATGAAGAGTGATATCAACGGAAATCTTTTTGATGAGCCTGGGGACCGGATTGAAGGGCAGCGTGTAACCGCTGCAATAGCCTTCAATCTCGGCATCGGCGTCATCGATCGCACCGGATACGATCTCATCGTTCACCACGCCGGTAGTATCGTCATCAGTCAGCTGCCTGAGGATTTCCTCATCGAGGTTCTGAAGAAGGTCCGCTTTGGTGCAGTAGGCCATCTTAACCCGCCATTGCCTTCAGAACGTCTCTGGTCTCTGTCCAGAGCTTCATCAGCTCGTCTTTCTTCTTGCCCTTGAGTTCCTTCTGATCGAAAAAATTCACCAGGTCGGCTGTCAGCTGGGCAACGGTCATGGTGTCCGGAGAATCACCATCTGCCGGGCTGACATTGTTCCCCAGGCGTTCTGCCTCCTCTTCCGTGAGCTCGATGATGCTGCCCGGTTCATAGGTTTCCGCCTGCAATGCATCGGGAGCGCCGTGAATGATCCGCATATGAACAACGTTATACTTTGCCATGTGCTTACCTCTCAAAATGGCCCCATCCCATCAGGATGGGGCCATGCTTTCATATGATTGATGCCTTATGCCACCGCGTCCTGGATAAAGTATCCGACATCCGAAGCAATGAGGTGTTCATCGGAGTTCCAGGCCACTTTGAAGTAATGGGCGCCTTTGACACCTCGTTTCGGATCGAAATCCCTCATCGTTGTACGGTTCGACTCACTGAATGTCGCTCCGAAGGTGATGGTCTCGATGCTGGGCGAAGGATCTATATACAGAGCTGAGCAGTGTTTGCCCCATACCCGTACAAAGGTATTTGTCTGGCCGCGCTTACTGGAAATATAGCGCATGCGCCCTATACAGATATTCGGAACCTCGAACAATCCTGAAACCTCGGCAGGTGTTGCGAGACCCCCGGGAGATCCCTGATATCTTGTTGAAGATTTTACGGCGTCCAGGATCTCGGGCAGCTTTCGGAACTTAATCCAGGCATCAACACCGAACACAAGCGTATTGGCACGGATGAAGCACCCTTCAATAGCCGTCTCAATGTTCGTGATGGGATCATCGGCCGCCCCTCCCCACTGCCCAGTTCCCGAAAGCTGAGCCTTGTTGCCGGCAGGGTAACTATTCGCATTGAAGACCAAGGCTGCAACCCGAAGCTCCTGCTGGAGATCCAGATTGTTATTCAGAAAATCGTTTGTGGTCGCCTCTGGTCTGAGCGGAGTATCAGCATTGTCGATCGATTCCTGAGCCAGCCAGTCACCAAGACCATGATCCTTGACCGAATAGTTATCTTGAGATACTCCCCAATCAGCTTCATTCGGCATGGCCTTGGGTTTGATCGTATCATCGACAGGCCTGTAGGAATCTTCTTTGTTATAGACCCAGAACAGGTCCGATCTCTTGCCTACCTTTATAATAGGCAAGACATTGCGCCAGATGGATTTTTCATTGCGATACTGAATCGAGAGATTCGTCAATATCGCATCTACATGTAGATTTTGCGGTTCGGGCATTTTACTTTCCTCCTTTCTGCTCGATTAAACGGTTATATGGGCTTGGGGCAGACCAGGGCCGGAATGATGTCCCCGGATACGCCTGAAGCCAGCGCACGGGCGCCCGCGATCACTGCGGCCGCCGCACCTGTGGTTGCGTTCTGCGCATAGATGGAAGCCGTGTTCTCCGTGTGGGTATGACGTGTCGCTGCCACCCCTGCCCCATTGGCATCAGAAGTGAGCCAGTCGCCCCTGGTAACGTTGCCCCCGATCAGGAGATCCACGATCTCTCCGTCAAGGGCGATCCTGGTCTGCTGTTCGGCTACGGTTGCAGCCTCCACGGTGACACCGATGATCCCATCCGTTGCAGCGGAACATACCGCGATGTGATCATCGTCAGCTCCGAACTTCACGAACAGATTTGCACTGATGGCTGCCGTCGCCTTGGCCGATTTTTCAATTCCCTGGGTTGTCTTTCCAAACATATCCGCCTTACCTCCTCTCAAACAGCTTGGGATGCGACTTGGATACCTCGATAACCGCATCCTTGTAGCTCGCATCTTTGTGATCTTCCATGAAGTCCCGGATGATCTTATCACGCTGCGTATCATCCGTAACTTCAACCGCATCGCCCCTCTTTGCATGCTCAGTGAACATGTCGGAGCGGTCGGGAAGAGCCTTGGCCAGGAAACCCTCGAACCATTCGATCATGGTCTGCTTGCCGCCCTCTGAAAACTCGACAGTCTCATCGATCTCCGCGAGCTGCTCCATGAACTGTTTGACCCCGAGCTTCTCAATGGCAGGCAAGAGCTTGAAGTTGCCCTTTTTCTGCAGGGACTCGCAGAAATCGGCTATCTTCTTTTTCCTGTCCTTGATGCGGCCCTGGCGCTCCTGTTCTGCAAATTCCTTGACCGCTTCCCGTTTCCCCAGATCATGAGCATCCTTCGTGATCTTTTCCACATCCGCCTCGCTGAATTGTTTGGAGGCGTTACCTTTTTCGTCCATTCTGTTTTCCTCCTTTTCCGAATATATGGCTTCCGCCTCCGGGGCGGTTGCGTCCTCCTGGCTTTCAACGACTGAATGATCCTGAAGCGACTGGATGAGGTATTCCGGGATCAGCTGGTCGGCAGTATCTTTATCTTTGTTTCCGATGAACCATTCCCTCAGGTTGCGGAAGACATCCGCGATCGATCTCCATGCCCAGCTCTCACCAAATTCGATAGTGACGGCATCAGCCGCATTATCCGAGAACTGCACATCCGGCATGCCTTTGATTGCCGGCGGTTTTGCTCCCAGGAAGGCGATGTGCCTGACGGAATAATCCGGGTAAAGCGAGATGGAACGTTTGGGAAACCTGCGTGTCTTCACCATGTCGTTGAACTCCGGATAAATGTCTTTTCCCTTGGCAAAGAGTTTTCCGTCTTCTTTTTTGAGCCCTGACAGCCATCCGTATGCCGGGGCATTGTCTTTGGGATGTCCTATTACGAGAGGAGCTTCATGATTGCTCACGCTTGTGGCGCTCAGGATCTTATCCAGGTCAGCTTCAGTCCAGTCCTGGACATGGCCGTTATTATCTTTGTGTCTACCAGTGGGGAACACCTCGAACCAGTCTTCCAGCCCTGAGAAATCTTTAATTCCGTCCATAGTCTGCTCCTTCCTCAATGCGAAAAATCAGGGATCTCGTCATACGCAGCCTTCCCTGGGTTGTAGTCCCATCCCGGATCGATCCCCACCGGCACCTGGTGTACCTTGCCTGTCCTGTCCTTCCAGCTGTAATATTGCGTCGGAGGCGCCGTATCCGGTCCTTGTTTGCCCATGCGGTCGAGGTCGTTGTCCGATCCGCTGACCACGTAACAATGACAGCCCCATCCGTTCGGCGGATAATGCGCCTCCCACCAGGGATCGTCGGCCGGGAGAGACATGTTGTTCCAGGCAAGATGCTCCGGCCTCGGGTGGAGTACTCCGTCCATGTGCTTGTAGATGAGCCAGGGTCTCTGCCGCTGCACATCCGGGTCGGTCTGCTGCTTCCACCTTCCGGCCGAATATGCGGTCCGCAGGTTGGTATCGTAGATCAGCGCGGAGCGCCAGTTCCGTTCTCCGTGATATGACCATCCATATTTCTGCACCAGATCGTCAAAGTTCTTTTGAAACTCCCGCAAAGTGGTACCGTCGGTTATGGCCTTGTTTATGGCATCGTGGAAATCCTGCACCAGGTCTTCCTGCATGGCCCCGGCAACCATGAATTCCCGCGAGTGCATGCCGCGCCACAGGTCGTCCCAGTGCAGCGTGGAAATGTTGACCTTCCTCTTCAGGAACTCGATTGCCTGCTCAAAGGGAAGGCCGGTGAATGTGAAGTTATCAGGCATCCCGCGTCACCTCGAACCTTCCGGCCAGCTCGGCGGCCACAAAGGCCCGCTGCATGATTCCACCCATGTCATTGGTGGAAATGCCCGGCAAAAGATCGGGGAGACCATCCCGGATCTCATCGAAGCTCTTGGCGTTCATCACCAGGGTCTTTACCTTGTCGATCATGCCGCTCATGATTCCGGACATGTCATCGTCAAGACGGTTCGCCATTTCCTCGGGCAACTGGTTCGCCTGTTTTGCGGCCCTATCAGCTTCAGAGAACCCAGGTGGTATATCGATCCCGCCCTGGGAGGCTTTCATAATGCCGGGCGTTTTAGGCGGAGTTTTTACCAGGTCTTCGTTCTTCTCGGGCTTGGGGACCCCATACGTCTCGTAAAAATAGTTTTGAGCAATGGGCAAACCGATATCAACGACAAGGGTTTTATCGATCGCGCTGCGCTCTTTGAGATCAGGCTTCTTGTTCGCAAAGGTCTTGATGGTGGGATATTTCTTAACATCGGGGAAATTATAATCCACGATCCACCGGATAACGCTCTTATCCAAGCAGGAATCGAGCAGACCGGCATCAGTCTCCACCAGCTCCTGCCTCACTTCTTCCTGCTGTTGTTCATTTCCCAGCTTGCCGGGCGTTCCCTCCGTGCTTGCCGTCTGGCCCAGGACCCGCTTGGATACAGCCTTGTCCATATATTCGCACATTTTTTCATACGATACAGTACCTGTGCGCGCAGCCTCCAGCAGCTCGATGACCATGTCTTCCGGAACGACGACACCCGTTTCGCTGTGAATTAATTTTATGACCTCTAAAAGTTTACCCTGGTCCTCTTCCCCGGTACCGGCCGGATATTTTCCCACGCCGGTAGGCATGCCGAATTTATCCAGGAAGGTGAGCCAGAACTTGATGCCGTTCTTCTTGAACCAGACCGGCCACCAGATTGACTGTCCGAGGCCCTGTCCATAAGGATTGTCCGTATCCCCAAAGGTGAAACATATGAATTTCTTTTCAGGCAGCTGATCGCCTTCATACATGTTGTTGATGGTCAGAAGCCTGAGCTCGCGCTCCGGAGTGAAGCAAAACCTTCTTGCATGCTTGCCTATGAACTTGTCGATGATTATTGTTCCGTTATCTTTGTCATAATCCCACATCACCTCGCTGCAATAATAACCGTATAGCGTGCCCTTGAGCAGCTCCATGCGTGCTTCATCAAAATTGCTGGCCCTCAGAATCTGTTCAACACAAGCGGCTATCTCCTCATCCAGGGGGGTTGATATCGGCTGACCATCTTGCAGGCCGTTCTGGGCGGAAATGATGGACCAGTCCTTTCCCACGATGGATAAAGCACGGGTCTGCAGTACGCTGCCGGCATGAGGATCCCGGGCGATGTCGTCATACATCCGGAGTCCCTTGCCGTGCGATTCTGAATTGAGCACCGGGTCAGGATTGTAAAGCCGGGTATTACTGATAAACCCGGCAAAGAGATCGAAGTCTTTCCTTGTGGTGGCGATTTCTTGCTTTTCAGGTCTTTTCTTGATTCTGGATGCAGGCTTTTTCGTTATTTTTGCCACTGCTTATGTCCCCATGAAACCGGACATCCTGGATGACGCCCGGCTGACCCCGGTTGACTTGTGTTCGAAGTTTCCTACGCCGATGCCCTGCAGCAGGCTCACCGCTCCCTCCAGGGCATCCGGTCCGTCATCGTTCATGAGCTTGTTCAGTATATATATGAGCTGCTCTATCAGCTTGTCCTGATCGCTCTGGCCTTTGCAAAAGCGGAGCTTGCCGTATTCCACCAGATAGGAGAGTGTACCAACGATGCGGGCTTCCTTGTTTTCGCTGTGATGAACCGGCTTCCAGGGCAGATAGCGCTTCACTTCCTTGGCATAATGCAAGATGGCATCATGGAGGAAATCCTCAAGCATGTTATCTTCAATGCCGCAGACTCCGTTGTATTCGTCATGCTGTGCATATGCGGCCCGGAACATCTCGCCGATGGAGGTCTTCCGGATCCAGGCATGCAGCACATAGAAAATCATGGTTTTTACATTGAGGCCCACCGTGATGGTGGCCTTATAGTCGTTGTTCTCTCCGTTCTTGGCGCTGGGATCGGTGAACTGGGCCGTGATGAGCCTGACTCCTTCGATTTCCTCGAGCTCATAGTAGACGAACCATTCCTCCCGGAAGGGCGAATCGGTTGCACCTGTGAGGTTGCGCATCTCGGCGTTGAAGTCCACCGTGCCCATCTGGCGGTGCTTCTTATCCAGGCGCTCGGGTGGCCAGAGGGCCGGCCAGAGGGGACGCTGGTCGGGCTTGCCGTAGTCGAGCCAGCAGTCATATATGCGGCTGACATACAGCGGTTTGCCTTCCTCGTCTTTCTCGGCCATGAATTGCGCCAGAACGCTCTTGGGATGGAAGAGGTTGCCGATCATGAGGAAGGTATAGCCTTCGCCCATCGAGCCTAGCACGGCCCGTTTAAGCCACTGGATACCTTTCTTCACCAGCTTGGGGTTCTCAACATTCTCATCATTCTCGAAATCATCGATCGTGGCATCATCAGGACGGTGTTGTCGGTTCTTGAGCCCGCGTACCTTCTCCCCTTTCCCTCTGGCCAGGACTCTAACCCCATTGCTTGTGGTGAAGTCATTCTGCTTCCAGATAGGACCTTTCAGGTCGCCGAAGTCATGCTTGATCCTGGGGTTTTCTTCCAGCTCCAGGCGGATCGGCAGGGTGAATCCCGTTGCCTGGTCGTTTGTGTCGGAAATGATGATCTGGAACCACCTTAATCGGTAGCAGATCTTCCGAATTTTATCCCCGAAAGTGAAGAATGTTGACTTCGCATGCTCGCGGGGGGCTGCAACAAAGACCGCTTCATTACGGATATTAGTCAGCTCTTCCCATTCGTAGTGAAAATCGCCGAACTCTACGGAGAAATAATGCGGCAGGTAGGTTTTAAGGAAATACAACTCATCATGCCGGCCACGCTCGATACGCTCAGCCTGTTTCTCCGGTGTATCATCCTCGAAGGGCGATACCGAGTCGGAGATCCAGCCCTTGAGCTCATCGGCCCACTGGTCGAATCTGTTTTCAGTGAGCTTAGGCCGCCTTTGCATACTGCTCCTTGAACCTTGCGATGATGGTGTCTATGTTTCTTCCGAGCACCTTGAGCCCTTCGGGATCGATCTCCTTCAGTGTCTGGGCGAGAAACTCCATGTCTTCAAGGAAAAGCTTGGGACGGTCGATGTCGACTGCAGCGCCACCCTTGGGCCTGATATCCACGATCTTCTTCAACAGGTTGCTGTAGGCATAGACAGCCTGGTTGTCGATGGAGTCCACGGGAAGATTTTCAAAATAGGCCTCATACTTTTTCTTCTGGCCGAGCAGTGCATTAAGCAAAGCCCCGTCCGATATATCTTCAGCCTGACTGGCCTTCTCCACATCAGATCTAGCCAGTCTGCCTTCCCAATCATAGGTTTGTTTCCACTCGGTAAGCGTCGGACGACTCACTTTAAAACCGTGCTCGTTCTTCAGGATGCGTTCGCACTCGCTCAGGTTCTGGCCGCACTTGCACCAGATTTCATAGGCGAGGATCTTCATGTCATGGGGTTGGGCCATATGCCTTCTAGTCCAGCTCGATGCCCTGCTCGACAATGCGGCCGTCGAGGATGTCCAGCGCTTTGGCTGTGGCCGTGGCCATCGTGATGCCGAAATCCTTCTTCACGTTGAGCTTTACGCACTCGCGCTCTAAGAGATAGGCCAGGTATGATTCCAGCGATTGCTCGCTGATGGGATAGCAGAAATCGTCCAGCACGCGCCTGAGCAGGACCGAATCAATGGGGTGGGGATACTGGCGGGAGAGAATCTGCAGGATCAGCACCCTGATCCGATTATGTTTTACCGCTTCAATATTCATCCTTTCCTCGCAAGGGCGCCGGCTGATTTACCGGCATCTGCACACAAGCCGCGTATGATTTTTCCCTGGTCCTTCACCTCGGCGCTCAACTGCTGGACCTCCTTGATAACCACCCGCAGCCCCAGCAGGATCTCGCGATGGTCATTGTTGTCATGGTCGACGAACTCCCTAACGGAATCCTTCATCGCCCCCATGCATTCAGCCTGGGTCTTCATCGACTGGGCCTGCTCGAGCATGGACTGGGCCTGTAGGCGCTGTGCCTCGATAAACGGCTTGCCGAAATACATGGCGAGCCGCACAAGGGCATAAATGAGTATTGCAAAACACACAACGCCTGCGCCCTGAGCGGCAAGTGTTTTCAACAGTTCCGGATCCATCAGTTAACCGCCTTCCGCTGAAAATGGAGCGGGTCGATCGGGTCTTTCCAGTCTCCGCCCCATATATTCAATGGGTTCAAGCTCTTCCAGTAGGCTCCTATTTCCTGCAGGTCCTTTACCGTGGTGATGGGCTGGTAATTTGCGCGGAAGATGTTGAGGTCCTGGGCCAG